CTGCTCGGCGTGCATCTGAGCCATCTTCCAGCCGCCAGGCATTGTTAGTAGAGATCGCTTCTCCAGCTCGATTGGCTCAAACGGTTCAGCGGCGTCGGCTTCACCACCTGCAGGCGCGTCGGTGTAGAGAATCCCAGCGAAGTCAGCCGCTGTTTCGGCAGCCGCTAGAACAGCGAGCGTGAATCGACGAAGTTGTGCGAAGAGTGGCAGTGCTGGCGTGATGTCAGGAATACCACGGATTTGCCCGGGCCGATCGCTGCGAAAATAGTGCAGAATCGAACTGGCATCAATGGTGTCATAGTTCTCGGTCAACGAGAATGCGTCATCGCCTGGGTGTTCTCGGAGTACATCGTATGAAATCGGGTTGCCATGCTCATCAAAGCGAATGCCATCAAGATAGCGATAGCTATCGAGAGCCAAGATTGGCGATGTGACTTGCTCGGCTTCTACGAGCTTCAGATCAAGTTGAACTGGCGAATCGATTCTTGGATTGCTAGTCAGCAAACCAAACAATTCACCATCCGAAACGCGAGCGAGTCGCATCGTGCGAAGCTTCTCTGCCAAGCCAACGGCATCAGCCCAGCCAAAGAACTCTTGCTCAACAAAACGGTTGGCAAACGCATCCGCAGTCAGCATCTGCAATCGAGGTCCGGTACCAACACAGTCGTTGGCCAGAGTCAGCGAAATACCGCGAGCATAGGAATTGTTAGCGATCTCATATCGCGAACGGATGCGTAGTGTGCGGCGCACTTCGGGGCTATTGGCCGCACTGGCCGATAGTCCGTCAGCGGCCGCCCAGTGGCGAACGTTGTCGACCGTGGTGGTCGCTGCGTCGTAGCGACCAAGCAATCTCATTAACGACCAGGGGTGTCGGGTCGAGCGTCCACGGACGAGCGATCGATCAACTCGATCATCGTTCTTGCTCAACATCCTTGACAACAACTTCAACATCCGTGAATCAATCCCTACTGTTAAACCCGACACCCCTGCCAATAGAAACAAGCTCGATCAGGTGCGAACGATTAGTCCGCGCCCGGTGGCACGAGCTTGTTGAATCGGAGACCACGCTTTAGTTGAGAGGCGGCTGCCTTGGACGCTAGATACTTGTCTGCAGCGATCTGTTCGGTGAGCTTATGCTGCTCGACGCTGCCGGCATCGCCCGATGCCTTCGCGGGTGCTTTCGCACTCTCGCGAATTGAGTCCCTCAGATCGTCTGGCATGAGAAGTTCCGTCCATTGTCAAAGGTAGCTGTGTCTCTCTACCCCTTGAACTACTCACGAAACATGCAAACTGGCGAAAACGATGGACGGAATTTAGAAAATAGTTGGATTCGCAGCTTTCATGACGTGAACGAGAGCCAAGACTGTGGCACTTTCCGTACAAGTCAATTTCAAGGGTTTCGCTGACAAAGCGGAAAGACTCATCATCCCCGTCGTCGCCCCTGCATTTCCTTGAAACTCAGGCGATTTCGCTTCAAGGGGATGTCTCGATCGGTACCGAAGAGCACCACGCCTTGCATGGATGCCGCAACCGCGGAACCGACGAGACAATCGAACCAGTGGTTGTCGGGTTGCTCGGGTCGTTGTTTCCATTCGTCAACTGATCGGCCTCGCCCTTCCGTTTTGATGAAATACTCGGAGGTGAGATGCTCGGAGAGCATACGGTGGGTTTCGGCGCTGCTACCGAAAAGCGATAAGCAGCCGCGATCGCCCATGGAGACTCGCATCCGAGCATTGATAAATGACTTCCACCAGTTGGTATCGTAGACAACGTGTCGGATGGCACGCTTGCCATGCACATTGGGAACCCGCCAGTTGAGACCGACCCGGTCTCCGGGCCGACGTCGATACTCGCTAAACGGTTGACTTGAAGCACCTACGAATCTCCCGTGACTTGGCATGATCACGGCGGCATGCTTGGATTGCCGGCAGAACTGATAGACCACGTCGGTCGATTGGCCCCAGTTGGCGTCGATCAAGCAGCGACCGATTCGCATTGCAGCCCCATCGTCTCGTTGCCACTCGCGATCGAGTAGCTTCGATGTCAGCGACTCAAGACCGGCGTAAATCGAACCTTCGAGCCCAGTTCCCATTGCCTCGGAACTCAGCGTCTGGCGAGCTTCCCGTAATGTGAAGTACGGACGCTGCTGGTCAGGATAGCAACCATAGTCGATCACATAGCCCGTGAAGTCATCTTCCCAAGCGGCGACTACATAGAAGAGCAATTTCTGCTGAACGTCGATGAATGCGGTGAGGTGGTTGGCTCCGATAGAGACTAAGCCTCGATCCATGCGGTTGATCTTGCTTGCAACATCTGCAGGCTTGAGCATCCCATCGCCAACCGTCTCTGCAGGTAGCGGTTGGTTCTGGTATTCAGCGAAGAACGCAGCTTCATCCTGAAGCTTGAGGTTCATAGCATGCTGGATCGCCGAAAGTTCATCGTAGTTAAATCGCTCCTGCCAGGCGACGACGGCGCCGTCATCCATAGCGGCTTGGTTCTGACGATAGAACTCGGTGGCTGCTTCACCACCATCTCCGCTTCGCATCCCTTCCGCGCGGATCTCGGCATAGCGTTCCCATAGCGTTTCGTTCTTTGGGAAGGAGTAAACCATCTTGGTTCGTTCGCCATTCCATTCGGGATGTCGATTGCGATCGAGGATATTGTCGGCCATATCGCCTGGGCGAATCACCGTGCAAGGCATGATGCCCGAGATTTTCTTCCCTGGACCAGCTAAACCGAGCACTGCACCGGCAAGAATGCTTTCGCGATTTGCACATTGCGAGAGAGAACGGGCGCTTTCGTCCGTTTGGGGATCGTCGAGCACCACAAGGCTAGGACGGACGGTTCTACCATCAGGACGTTTGAACTTCATCCCTCGGATGCGGCCGGTTAGGCCGGCGACTTTGATAATCGCACCGCTGGCACTGCTTCCTTCGATGGTTGGCAGCACAACCTCTTTCGCTGTCCATCCGATCTGCGTTCGTTTGCCGTTGTAAAGTTGCCCGTTCGCGCGATTCGAAATTCCGTCTAGGGCTTGGATCGGAAAGCAAACCTCGGGAAAGTCGGCTAAGAGCAATTCGTTGCTATCGAGTTCGGTTTTGATCGAATCGAGCATGTCGCAGGCGTGGCCCTCGTCGCTTCCGATCAGACAGACGAAGTTACGATGCCCATAGAGAACGGCCCAGATACATGCGACTTCGGCAATAGAGCTCTTACCACTGCCTCGGGCCATTGCGAGTGCAAATAGCCCTCCGTGCACAACCGCTTGCTCAATCTTGTTGATGACTTTGATATGGTCCGGAGACCAAGCGAGGTGAAATGTGAGCGGAAAGTATGTCTCACAAAAGTATCGGAAGTCACGCGATGCGCGATCTTTGCGATCTTTGTTCTCGACCTCTGGTAGCTCACCGATGTCACGGCCGGCCAGAGCGAGCGCTGCATTGCGTGCCCGAGCTCGCTCCTTCATCGCTTCGTATGAATCGACTCCTGAAATTTGTTTGGGCGTATGACGTACGACATGCATCCAGGCGCAGTACCGAAGGAGGTCGACCGTCTTATTATCACCGATGCGTGCGCCGGCGCGTTGACGATGCCGATAAAGCTGGCGTTCGCTGATCACCTCGCCGAGTGGCGTCGAGTTGAGTAGTCGACATAGCTCGCTTGGTTTTAGTTTTCGAGGGTCAGATGGCATTCCGTTATACTTTCCTTTGATTCTTCATGATGAATACGAGTCGAATTGCAACGTCGTGGCCCTGCGGATCAGTGAATTTCCATCGAGCGGAATCTGTCGGAGTAAAGTGACAGTTAGAAGGCTCCGGAGTAAAATGGGGATTCGTTAGGATTCGAACGCAACCAGGATCATCACGATGGTTATCAAAGGTACAGTCCACAATGGACAAATCAGATTCGAAAACTCTGCATTGCCAGAGGGGACGCAAGTCTTGATTACGCCCATTCATCTTCCCGCCGCAAAGGTTGCGAAAGAGGATGATATGCAACGTCTAAAGGAAGAGATTCAGCGTATAGCGTCCCTCGCTTGCGAGAATGAAACTGATGATGGCTTTTCTGGTGCCGATCACGATAAACTTCTGTACGGGATCTAAGTTTGATTTTCATTGATACTGGAGTTTGGTTCTCTCTCCTTGTAGCGAAGGATCCGAACCACCAAAAAACGGCAAAATGGTTCGAATCACTTCATGAACCGGTGGTCACAAGCGACTACGTTGTTGATGAAGCACTTACTCTCCTATTGATGAGAGGCGAGCGTGCCAAAGCGATCGAGTTTGGAAATCTTGTCATCGTTGGGCCAATCGCGATTTTGCATAAGATCACTGAAGATCAGTTCAATCGGAGTTGGATTCTGTTTCAAAGACTCGCATCATCCGGGTTAAGTTTTACAGACTGTACTTCGCACATCGTTTGTATTGACTTAGGCATCAAAACGGTTGCATCATTTGATCAACACTTCCAAACAACCGGCCGTTTCCTTCTCGCTCCCTGAACTCATTCACCACGACCCATCTCCTTTGCTTGCCAAGCGCTATAGTTCACGAGGTTGATAGTGCCATCGGCGTTCCCGGGCGCACCTTCATGGAGATCCTGTCGAATCTTCTCGGCATCGATCCGCTCTCGGTAGGCAGCTGACAGAAGTTTCGCGGCTTGTTCGATCGAGAGCCTCGTCGGATCGACCGGCTGTTTGTCCTCACTCATCGTATTCCTCCGTGCCTTGGTAGTTCATAACGTTGGGCCACCGTTTGCGCCCTGTCGCGTTCCTGCCTCCAGTTCGCCTGTTTATGCGAAGCATGTTTGGACACAACGGTGGCGTAATGTTGGGGCACCTTTTGTCGCTTAGAAAACATGCAAAATTGCTGAAAAAACATGATGCAATTCGCTGGATGATTCGTTCCCCGCAGGGCTTCATGTGTGTTGTCGCGACGCGAAGATCGCTTCGCCAAACACACCTCGAACCCTCTGGGAGAATAAAGATGAACGCAAACGAGATTGCCTTTGGAATCGAATTCGAGACCACCCTCCCCGGCGCCGACACCACACCCATTGGCCCGTACCACAACGGATACCAAGTCCCCTGGTTGCCAACCGGTTGGAGAGCTGAACGCGATGGTAGCATCCGCCCTGAGAGCCCATGCCGCAAAGGATGCGAGTTCGTAAGCCCCAAGCTGAAAGGGTACGAAGGCCTCAAGGAAATCGAAGAAGCGATCGACCAAATCAACGCTCGTGGGGGACGTGTAAATTCGAGCTGCGGGCTTCATCTTTCGGTTGAATGGAATGGCAACGCAGCGGCACTCGCACGACTGATCTCCCTGGTTGGCAACCACGAGAAAGCGATTTTCGCGAGTACTGGGACTCGCCGCCGCGAACAAACGATCTACACCAAGCAGATCAAGCAATACGGCGACAAAGACGCTGCGAAGAATCGATGTGAAGCGGATCGCTACCACCTGCTGAACCTTACCCACCTCGCTGCCGGTAGAAACCGTATCGAATTTCGGGCTTTCGCAGGAACTCTCAACAAGACCAAGGTGGTCGGATACCTGATGGTGGTTTTGGGATTGGTAGAGCTGGCCCTGAACACCAAACGCTGCAGCGATTGGGACTACATCAAGAAGGAAGGAACCAAAAGCTGCTGGGATAGACCAGGCGCCGGCCTTGGGGAAACGGAGATCAACCGATTGTTCTACCGCCTCGGTTGGACCAAGGGTTGGTACAAGGGCGCTCTTCGCGACAAGGTTTACGGGGAGATCACAGGGGAAACCAAACCGGATTGGAAGGCGATCAAGACCAAGCTGATCGAGCTTGCCCGCAAGTACGACCGCGCGGCCTAGGACTAATCCAGACGAAACGCCGGGAAAACAATCCCGGCGTTTTGACGTTTTCTGGCCCACCATTTCGCCAGTATGGCGTCGGCTTGAGTAGTTCAAAGATAGTGGGCAATCGTCTTCGGCGTCGTCGCATATCGCGTTTTGTGCGACATGTCGCAGATCAGAGAAACCTGTGAGATTTGCCATTAATCCTCGCATGTTCGGCTTGAGGTTATCTAAACCGCATGGCTCCATGGTGTCATCGCGTAAGCGATTCGAAACCGAGTTCCCAACGGAGACACAAACATGACCAACGCAAGCAACCCACACGCAGCGACCGACGCGACCCTTCGCCAAATCTTCAAGGCGATGGACGCCCACCAAGCCCAAGAGATCCGCGAAGCCTACTACAAGGCGATCGAGGGACTGATGACCTTGGCTGAAACCCTCGAAGTCGCCGACGCACAACAAACCCCCAGCGCCGGCCCGCTTCTCACCGAACACTTCCACGCGGTCCAAGCGTTGGACGCCATGAAGAACAGCCGCCTCGGCAAGATCCTCTAAACCCAAGAACATAACGAAGGAGAAATCAACATGAAGCTCGACACCTTGATCGAAATCCTGAACGACTACCGCGAAGAGTTCGGAGGCGACGCGGAAGTGCGATTGATGACCCAGCAAAACTGGCCCTTTGAGAACCGTATCTGCGGTGTAACGAGCGGCCGCGACATGAACGAATCGGATGAGGACGATGACCAAGATGTCGCCGACGACCAAACGGTCTACATCGTCGAAGGGGGGCAAATCTGCTACGGCAGCAAGAGGGCTTGGGAAAACTACAAGGATAGCTGAACGCAAATGTATATCGGACAACTTCATTTGGTAACCGACCTCGAAGACGGAGATCGGGCCTATCCAGAGGCGAACGTCTCGTACGAAATCGAATCGATTGACGACTCTTCGCTCAATACGACCGTCGCGTATGTCGAGCGACGAGGGAATCGGCTGATTGCAAGAGGATACAACGGACGGGATTACGCCGTCTCGGGCGTCGATGGTTACGAACTTTACGCGGTTCGAAAGCCGCCACAGCGATGATGATTGCCCGCTTCGCGACATCGCCCCACGTTTGCGACGTGAGGGCGTTCTTTTCTCGATTGGCGTCATTTCCCCCAGATGCAATGCGATGCGACTGTGGCCAAACGGTTGCGACTGTGGGGCTCGGAAACATTCTTCAAAAAAGCATCGAACTACTTTTTGAATTGCCTTGCTGTTTATCAACGTGCATGGCTCATGTGTGTATACGCCAAAACGAATTGATAACCCAAACGAAGAGATGCATAGATGACCCACCACGACCTCGACCTGACGATCACCAAGATCAGCCACCGAACCCCTGGGGCTGGAGGTTCTTGGGTCCAAGGGAAGATCAACAACGAATACCGATTCGATGCCCTGGTCTTCTCCGAGCACGCGGAATGCGAATCGTACGAATTGGGTCGGAGCAAGATTTCGAAGCTTTGTATCCAACGCTTTCCCGATCGCGCGGTGATGTTCAACTTCGACCGCGGGCTGGATGTCGCTGCGGTCAACACCGAGGTTCAGGTGGTGGTTGATTTTCTTTGCGAAGGACTCTCCGACTTGGTCTTTGGTCAATAAGCCGAAACGCGGAGAGGATCCGCGTCGCCGATCGGTGGTTCGATCGGCCTGACGATGGCAGCCAACCACGAACATGAACACAAGGTGATCAAGATGAAGAAGGCAGACGTAAAGATCGGCGGTAAGTATTTCGCGAATGTTTCCGGCAACCGATGTGAGATCCGAATCGATGCGGAGAAACCGCGTGGCGGATGGGATGCTACGAATCTGGCCACAGGCAAGAAGATTCTTATCAAAAGCGCACAGCGTCTTCAGGGGGAGGTGACGACGCGAGCCGGCCAAGCCAAGGTGACCACCGAGGGAAATGTCACCGTGGTCGAGAATGAGCCGGCAACTGTCGAATCGTTCGGGGAGACTGCGACCAAGGTGGCCGTTCTGAAGAAGCCTAGTAAAGCCAAACCAGCTGCAACCGAATCGGCGGCGGCCGAATCGAAGACGAGTGGCAAAAAGCGAATGAGCTGCATCGAAGCGGCATTGAAGGTCCTCTCCGAATCGGCTGAACCCATGAACACGCAACAGATGATTGCCGCTATGGAAGCGAAGGGGTACTGGACGAGCCCGGGAGGAAAAACTCCTCACGCGACCCTCTACAGCGTGATCCTTCGCGACTTGGCTAAAGGCGATTCGAGCCGGTTTGTAAAGGCCGAGCGCGGACGCTTTACGGTTTCCAACAAATAAGCCGAAGGCGATGCAATCATGCGAATTCGATTGAAGAGAGGCGACCGCATACGGTTGGTCTCGATGCCTGATGATCCCGATCCAGTCCCGGTCGGGATGCTTGGAACCGTCAAGGAGTTTCATGAACATCGAGACTGGATGCAGGTTGAGGTCGATTGGGACAACGGTCGCTACCTGATGCTGACCCTTCCCGATGACTGCATTGAGATCATCGATTCCCATAACTCTGAATCGTAAAGGGACCACACCATGTCGACGCGAGCAACGATCGCTCATGCACGCAGCGATGGGAGCTACCGCGCTACCTACCTGCATTTCGATGGATACCCGGAACATGCTGGGGTGATTCTCAACCAATGGTACAACTCCATCGAGAAGGCCTCGGCGTTGATCGCCGGAGGAGAACTGCGAAGTTTGAACTCGAGCGATGGGGCACCCGAGTATTTCTCTCGGGCACAACCCCCAAAGCATCTTTGCGACCGGATGTCGCTCATGACGTTTGCACGTGGCTGCGATGCGAACTACCTTTATGTCTTCGAAGACGGGCATTGGCACTGCTACAAGCTTTAGCTCTACTTGGCATCCGCAGCACGCATCGGGATCGGAGACTCGCCGGTCCGTTCCAAGATCGCCGGCTTGCCAGTGAATCGCTGGTAGCGATCAACGATGACGTCGGCGTAGAGGCAATCGAGTTCCATCAAAAAGGCATTGCGACCGCATTGCTCGGCGCCGATCAAGGTCGAGCCACTACCACCAAACAAGTCGAGAACATTCTCGCCAGGCACGGAAGAGTACTGCATCGCTCGCACCGCGAGCTCCACTGGCTTTTCCGTGAGGTGGATCATCGATTGAGGATTGACCTTCTTCACTTGCCACAGATCGGTTGCATTGTTCGGCCCGTAGTACTTGTGACCAGCCCCTTCCTTCCAACCGTAGAACGCCCACTCGTGCGCGCCCATGAAATCCTTCCGAGTCAAAACGGGATGCTGCTTGTCCCAAATGATCGATTGGGAGAAATACAAACCATGCTTAGCAAGGAACGGAGGGTAGTTGCCACAGTTGGCGTAGCCTCCCCAGATGTAGAAGCATCGGCCAGGCAACAGAACGCGTGCGATGTTCCCAAACCACGCATCGAGCAATCGATCGAACTCGTTGTCGCTGACAAAGTCATTCGCGAGGGGACGATCCTTGGGCCGGAGCTTCTTGTGCGTTGCAGCATGCTTCGGTTTCCCTGTCTCATGATCGACGCCAAAGGAAGCTGCGTTCCCTTGCCCTTGCTTAAGTTTTCCTGACGCAGCGTCGTTCGTGAACGAGGACAAGCCGGCCGCAATCGCATTGTTCGATCGAGGTTCTACCTTCACGTTGTACGGCGGATCTGTGTTGCAAAGATGAATTGCATTGCCGGCCAATAAGCGATCTAGATCAGCAGGACTCGAAGAATCCCCACAGAGCAAACGATGGTTCCCGAGGATCCAAAGATCCCCTGGCTTCGTGATCGCAGCATCGGGAGGTTCAGGGATTTCATCGGGATCAGTAAGGCCTTCGTTGACACCGGTATCCATCAGTTTCGCAAGTTCCTCCGCGTTAAACCCAAGCAACCCGAGGTCGTAGTTGGCTTCCTGCAATGCCGACAATTCGATGGGCAACAAGTCGTAATTCCAATCAGATAGCTCTGCAGTCTTGTTATCAGCGATTCTGTAAGCCTGCACGGCTTCCGGTTTCAAATCGCGTGCTACGTGGACTGGAACGACAGATAGCCCAAGCTTCTTTGCTGCCTTCCATCGCGTGTGCCCGACAATAATTACGCCATCGGCATCAACAACAATTGGTTGACGAAAACCCCACTCTTGAATACTTTTGGCGACAGCATCAACGGTCCCGTCATTGATACGTGGGTTGTTTTCGTACGGTCGAATCTGATCGATAGACGTTAGCTTAATTTCCATAACTAGTTAATTCCTTCTTCGAGAAACGGGAGGGGGAAACGGAATGTGTGACCAAGTCTTTCCAACGATTGCGTCATAAGCTGTCATCTTGTGAACTCGTAACGCTTTTGCTGCGTCCACAATGCTCGCACCAAATTCGACAAGGCATCTCAACCTCACGACCGTTTCCGCTGATAGCCTTGCCATATGGTGCTCAGTTCCTCGATGCGCACCGTGCGCGACACCGAGCCGAACGTTGTCCGCTGCGTTTTCCTTCTGCGTGGCCCAGCGAAGATTGCTTACGTGATTGTTTTGTTTGTTGCCGTCGTAATGAGCTACTTGGGCCTTGGGAAATGGTGGAGGTCCTAGGAACGCAATCGCAACCAGACGATGCGCTTGAACCGTCCAATATTTGCGACGTTGGCTCAGCGAATACCTTGGATAGCCATGCACATCCAAACGACACTTCATTACATAGCCGGCTGGAGCCATCTTTGAAGCACTCTTTCGTCTCAGCCGGCCTATCGATGAAATCTCGTAGAGTTCTTCGTATCCAGGGACTGGAAGCCAAACTTCATCTTCGATTTCGTTACTTAACATGAGGTTTGACCTCGCCTTTTTTGATTTCGGCCAGCCGCTGGGATTTACCAACGATGTTTCCGCACCAGTGCATTCTGCTGATACTCTCGAAAAGCTGATCGCAGTCGATCTGCGGACCCAGCTGATCGATCATGAAAACAACCGCCTTTTTTGTTGGCCTTACATGGGTCGTTCGATCGCGATTGGATTCGGAGATTCGGGTGATGAAACCGGAGCGTTCCAGCCGTCGCACAGCCCGCGTGTAAGCCATCTTCTGAGCGGCGGTGATGTTGCCACGCTTCCACGTAGACGGAGTGAAAGGAACTCCGACTTCGCGAATCGAGCGCACGAATCGCTCGTCGCTCCGTTGCAGTCGGTCGCTTAATTCGATGAATGTCTCGATATCCGCCATCATGTTGCAGAGCAGCTCGAATTCGGTTGTCTTAAGTTGGTGATTCATGGTTCTAGGACAATGCGTTACAGAAACAAACTCTGTCTAGTAAGGCTCCTGTTCCCGCGGCCCAAGAACGCGGTTTAGGGCGGGGGAGGACCCATTACATTTCGTTGCACCCGATCCGCGAGTGCCACTTTGGCAGACGCAACGTGGGGGCCACTGTTGGGGTACTGACGCGTCCTCTGGTAGGCTTGGCGTTCGATACGAATGCAGTGTGTCGGTTGCGACGTGCGCTAACGTGTGCGATTGGTTGCGATCTCGACTGGTTACGCATGAGTAGCCTCGGATGATGTTGCTAACCAACGAGGTCGATCGGCTCATAGTCCCACATCCAATTCGCTTGATCGAAAAAGCACGCCCATCGGGCGTCCAAACGGGAACGGAACTGGACGTCGTTGTAGAGGGTGGACCGAGACTCAGATGCGTTATTCATTCCGAGATTGCCTTTCGATTTTGGGATGGGTGAAGAATGTAGTTTGAGGCATTCCCGGACGTCCGGACGTTTAGAACGTGTTTCCCTATACGATCTACATACGGGAAAATACACATACATTTACCCGTCCAATAACTAACTCCTGACAAACGTCCGGAACGTCCGGAACGTCCTAAGCCGTCAATGAAAATGCTGGGTAAAACGTTAGGACGTTTCGAAATCTTTATGTCCGGGAAATGTCCTAAACGTCCGGAAGTGAACTCTGAGCTTCGCATGTGGGAGCAGTGAAAGTGATCGAACGTCGAACTGCTATCAGCGATTGTGATAGTGATCATGAAAACAGCTCCATTTCCCGGACGTTCCCGGACGTTTGATTTTCAACGTCCGGAAGTCCTAAGCGGGCATTGTGGGCCGACTCAACGAAGACCTGATACTGGTTGTATTGGCCGTTGAAGGAGCGTTTGAATACCGCGTAGGAGCCGTCATCAAGCTTGAAACGCTCGCCAACGAATCGCCCCGCCAGCTTGCCCATGCGTGTGGTCTGAGATCGGGGTGTGCCATCACCGAGTTCGGATTGCAGCACAAAGTGCTTGTTAGCCAGGTCGGTTAACTCAGACGACGACCAGATCCCCTGTGGATGATGCGCGAGCGCCGTGACGAGCTCTTCGAACTCGCGGCGCGTCTCATCCATCTCACTGGCGGCATCTTCGGCATTGGCCATGAAGTCCGGTTCACCATTGGCTTCAAGAATTCCGCCGATGATGTTGCCCCAACCCTTCTTGTTAAACCGGGTTTGAATCTTGGCGAGAGGCATGCCGCTGGCTTTCCAGCGTTCGACCATGTTTACCAGCTCACCAAGCAGCTGCAGCCGATGCGTTTGAACGTATGCCTCGGGATCATCCATCGAGAATGAACGCCTAGATGGGTCCCCCTCGTATTCCAAGTTGATAACAACGCAGCGTGTAATAAGGTCGCGACTCACATCAGGCGAGTTAGCGGTGATGCAGAATAGATGCGAGTTCTCAGCGCGGATCTCTTGCGAGAATCCCAGCAAACGAAAGGATAGAATCGGATCGGTGATGGATCGCTCGAGGCAGGCGGAGTCGATCTTTGGATTACGACCACGTGCCTTCGCATTGTCGATGATGATGGTCGTAACACCGCGCCGGACGATCGTTCCCAATCGCTTCTCGAATTCCTCGTCGTTCGCATTGTAGGATGCAGTCTCCACATGATGGCCATCCCGGAGGATTGCCAGAATCTGTGCAAGAACCGACTTGCCCAACTCGGGTTGATTCCCGTTGAACAGTACGGCCGGCTTCGAACCGATGAAACGTGAGACCAGTAGCCCCGTTAACAAGATACCTATGTAATTGGTGCGATCAGCCGGCTTCCGCCAACAGAAGTCTCGCAGCAATGCGTCGAGATGTTTGGTCCCTTCAACAGGTTCGATGTTGGGACCAGCATAAAAGAAACCAGTCTGGGGATCGAAACCTGGGCTGACCAACCGCCAATCCTCTGTGTAGATCGGATTGTGGCTAAACAGACGGATGGCTGGAAGGCGTTCTCTTTGCCCTATATTGTTGAGCCAGGTGTTTGCATAAGACGATGGGAGCGGTTTGTACTCACCCCCATCGTCATTCACGAAATAGAACTCGACGTGCTGATTGAGTAGACCCGTCAATTCCGCCGAGGAAAGAACCGGTGAGATCGATTGCTCCCTCACCACGACCATTTGTTCCACCCGATTGAAACAGGAGCCGGTAGCAAGCAATCGCTCGGTGATCTGGTCCATGGTTGTGGCCACAGGCGTTGATCGCGAGTCGATCGTAATGGTTCGGCGCTCGTCCGAATCCTCTACCTGTTGATCACCCGATGGTGCAGCTACAGTCGAGCTTTCCCTTGGCAAACGCTTCTGCAAGCGATCGCACAAAGTGGCTCGCACATCGTACTCGCCACTTTCCCAGGTTAATTCGAAGTAGCGGCGACCTTGCTCTGCGAACTTTCCGACAGATTGCAGCCGATTCCACACTTCATCCTTCTCGATCCCGTTTCGAATCGCATAACAGCAGACTGCGAAGTCAGCCTCGGAACGAGTGCCATCGGGAGCGATCGCACAAGCAGCAATCAACTCGGAGAGCTTGTCCAACTTACCAGCCGATAGCTTGCGAACCGCTGGTAAGGGCATCGCATCAATCTGCCGTCGACGCTTGGTAGACTCGCTCGTCTTTGCAAACTTCTGAAAGGCATCCAGGGAATACCGCCGGCTGCTATCGCATTCGATCAATTCAGCCATGACCGGTGCGCGACCATTGCGTTGATCTTTGCGATTCAATGTTCCAGGAAGCCGGAGCAACCGAGTGAGGTCCGTTGTATGATCGGCGCTGATGGCGGCCGCGATGCCAGTTAATAGGTCCTGGGCCTGAAGTGCTTTCGGGCTTGTTTTGGTCAAATGATGGCGTTGATCCACAAAGACACGATCGTTGCCATCCAGTATGTATCGTCTTGGCTTCTTTCGCCCATCGCTGCCAAGAGCCCACTCCGTTTCAACGGGAGGTGGATCGCCAGCGTCGTCGATCAGGAATGGGCGATCAAGCAGCCAGTAGAGATGCACACCGGTCCCACTACTGACGATCGCGGTAGGCGAAGGCATCGACTGGGATGCGCATCGTTCAAGGGATTGCGCAACGGTGCATCCATCGAGATCGGCCCACAGGCATCGAATAACGCGAATCTGCCAAGCGAGGTCAAATCGCCCTTTATTTCCGACTCGGGGGCAGACTCCGAAAAACAAATTGGTACGTTCGGACTCAGAGCTTTTGACCAGTCGATCGAGTGTCTGCTCGAGAGTTACCGCCTTGGCGGGTCGATAGCAAACATTGCGATAATCCACTCGGCTACGCTTTCGTCCACTTTCATTCCATGTCTCCACGGGACGAAAGAGGATGAGATCGGAGGGATCATACAATGTTGTCAATAAGCTGATCGCTGGGTGAGTCAAACTGAGCAACCCTTATTTGCTTGGTCGCCTGTTGGGACCCGTACTCCCATCGATTTCAAGACTCGCGACCCATGGCCCGTTTCACAAAACCGAACCACTGGCTCGTTTTCATCGGATAGTGATGCAAGCTGAGCCCAGCTAACGCTTTTCCATTTGCGACAGCGGTATGCACGAATGGCAATCCCAGAATCATCGAAACGAACAACAAGGTTGAGACTTGGGAAATGCCGGACGATTGGTCGACTGAAACGGGTGAGTTGCGACATGGCTAGGCGATCTCCATTGCGGGAGAAAGCGATAGTTCGGCCGCATCATCAACCTGCACTTTGATCTCGCCCTTTGCTTTGGAGTCGTGCTTAATGGATAGCAACCAAACGACCTGCGAGTCGTCCCAGAACACGCCAGCATGTTGCAATGCATCGAGAACAGCTTTTTGCACGTTATCGCAATCGCGACGCCGATCATCGGGCGGTGCAATATCAATGCGAATCGCAATGGGTCTCATCAGCGGCTTGATACCCTTGGCAATTACGATACGCCGGACTTGATGCCTATAGGTGCGTGCATCCTTGGATAGAACAGGCCGGCCCTGGTAATAACTGAAGTAATGATTGACCGAGGGCGGATAGGGGAGATCAAACTCAATCATGAAGGCCTCATCCTTTGGCATTGAAAAAGGGATCGGGCAGGACTCGAACCTGCACGCAGGCCGGATTCCACGGAAAGGTCGTTACGGGGTACAACGTGCCTCCTGCCTTCCGGTGTGTCACTCCAGCATCTGCTCAACTGACCTGTTTATGCGGCTACCATTTCGCCACCGATCCACAAACGCAGATATGTCTAAAACGGCATATCCCCAGCAGCAGCTTCGCCACTCGATGCAGCCGCAAGTCGAATGCGTCGATTGAAGTAGACGTTGGTGTAGTCACCTCGAGTCCGCTTCGTGACTTCCAAGGTCACATCGAGCAATTCTTCCAGTCGTCCAGACAGTTCGCTGAATTTGGCGAGTTCTAAACCAAGAGTCTTCAAGTCGCCCTTCACGTAAGGGATGGAAGCCTGTGTGATCACCGAATTCTTGAAGATGTGACGGCCTGCCTGTGCGCCAGACATCACTTCCAAATCGAACTTGATCATCGGATCGCCCTTCTGACTTGATTCAAGCTTCACCGACTCGATGCGAGCTTGATACTTGCCATCGGGGACTTCGTCGTACTCCGGTGCCTCCGCAGTTTCGAACTCTTCATCGAACGACGACAAATCGACCGCGGGGTTGTTGGGTTCGTATTCTTCGTAATCGCTCATTACTTAACAGCCTTTCCTGCTGGGGTGCTGCCCGGATTGGAAGAAGACGCAGCAGGGCCTTTGCCGGGCGCAGGGCTCTGTGCGGTTGAATTTGACGTGTTGCCGCTGAATGCCGAATTGAAAGCGGCATAGCTCAGCGGCAGCAATTCTGGCAAGCGACCCGTGCGATCGCCGGCTTCGTAAGTTGGATGTGGCTTGGTTCGGAGCACGCGATCGACAACAAGATTGCCTGCAGCGTCCTTACGCGAGACCGAGTCGCCGTAGAGGATGATGTCGACCAGACCCAACACAACGTTGCGAGCCCGATCAGGCAAGCTTGGGGTAGTTTTGGTGTATTCGCCTGTTCGAGTTTCGATCGTCTTGTCGACTGCATGCGAAATGAGAATCAAGCCGTATGGCAAGCTGGCCAAGCGAGTCAGCACGCGATGCCATTCGTTCTTGACCAAAGCCCAGCCTTTGCCGTGGCCCATATCCCCTTCGTACTCGATGCCATGTTTGGCACAGACGTAGTCCGAGCACATCTTGAAGGCGTTGTCGACCGTGTCGATCACCAACGTCTTGAAGTTGTGATCACCCTTGGCGATGAGTTTGCAAGCTTCCAAGAATGTTTCCCATGAATAGGTTGGCACCTTGAATACTTCCAAGTGGTTGAGACCTGGCTCGCATTCAAAGAACATGGCTTCGGGGAACTGGGAGGCGAACGAGCTCTTGCCAAGCTTGGGAACTCCGTAGAGCAAAATCGATTGCTTTGCCAGGTCGGTGGTCGGCTTGGTCTTGGCGGTTGGTAGAGTCAGTGTCATCAATAAGTTTTCCTTTCAAATCAAAACTGGGGTGCTTCAGAATCAACACGAGATAGCTCGTCGTTAGGGAGAGCGATCTCGTACAGGTTGTCAGCGACGATTGGATTGAATCCCGACTGGCAATAAGCCAAGTACTCGCAAGGTCGTTGGTACGAGAAACAGTTCGAGGTATTGAGAAGCCATTTGCCGCGACGGCGGGCATCGAGGTATTGCTGCGTGATCTCCCAGACTTCTTCTTGCAACATGGCAAGGCGGTCTTCGGAGAGATAAATGAATTCGCGATGGAAGGCTTCAGGACGTGAATACCATTCCGTTAGTCGGTCCTGGAACTCTTCGTCCGTCTCGGGCATCTGGCGCTTGGCGGTTGATTTGCCGCTCTTGTTCTTGGATGCCAATTCGGCTTTGCGAGCCTCGTACTCTTCCTGCGTTTCACCTTTTCCTTGCTTGAGCCGACTTTTGAGCAATACGTTGTAGATGACGCCAACGATTGGGTAGCCCAACTCCCGCAGGTAGTAGCAGTACAATGCGATCTGCGTGTCGGTCCACAGTTTGTCGAGATAACTCGCATCAACGGTGGATGCTGTTTTGTGCTCAAGCAGATACATACCATCGTGGCAGCGCACGATGCCATCGACCTTGCCAGCCATTCGGAAAGTTTGACTCTGCCGACCAGTATCCGGATTGCGGATCTCGCCTACAAACTCCTTCTCGACTTCGACAACCTCGAACTCCTCATTTGCATACCGTTTGGCGTAGCCACGAATCATGGCCATCGCCAGATGCCACTGAACCATCAAATTGGGTTCAACCAACCGATTCTCAAAGGCATCATCGATATAGGTGAGGACATCACGAAGCCGAGACTCAGCCTCTTGCGACCGATACCAAAGCTCGATCGCCGTATGGATCACGCTCCCGAACGACAGAGCCTCTGCACGCTCAAGCGGTCGCAATTTATCGAGAAAGCGGTTTTTATACTTTCGTGGACAATTGCGAAACGTATTCAGCGCTGAGTAGGTCAGCAGTGTCTTATCGTTAACAGCAGATTGCGTTGTAACTTGGGACATAGTTTTTCCGTTACAGGATCGGGCTAATTGAATCGAGTATTAGTGGAAATTCACTTCGTACGAGCCTTGTTCATCAATGAGGTATCCATTGAGTCGCTTCGCGCCACGCTCGCGAGCTATCTGCGCTTCTCTGACTTTCAATGAAGCGTTAATTCGCGCACAATCTCGGCAGATGCGGTTTCCAGCGCCGCTCGATCGAAACTCTTGATTGCACTTGAGGCAGCGTCGCACTCCGGGGTCGGTTGGTCGTAATGGCTTGTTCACGGTGTCACTTTCAAGAGGCAGGGATGAGGATGCGAATCAACCAGGCAGCTAGAGCAGCTCGAGTTCCTCAACCTCGAAGTTGCGTTCCTGATCGGAAGTGACCAAGTAATGCTTGAAGTCGATCTTGGTAACGAAGCGGCTTGGCTCAACCAGTTGGTCTCTCAGTCCCGTACACGCTTCGTTGAACTCCCTGGATGCTGCTTCGAAATGCTCAACAGCACGCAGGTACCGTCCGACTGCACGGGAAATGTTGACACGGGTCTCGACATTGGTTGTGGATGCTGACATGGATCTCTTCATTGCAGTCACTTGGGAACGGTGGGTTGATTTGCCCTCTACCTCTTGAACTACTCAGCAAAGTGGCAAACTGGCGAAAGACTTCGAAAACTTTTCAGGCGATGTACTCGCGAAGACCTTCGGCCTCGAATTGATCGGCGATCTGACGGATCCAACATCGAAGGGTCGACCTTGGGACGCCCATGAGCTCCGCCACCCGAGGTAGGGAGTGTGTTTTTCGCAACTCAAGCATCTGTTGCCATTGTTCAGGCAGTCGTGAGATCGCTATGGCGAGATCGGAAGCCAAGTCTTTCAATTCATTGACCGACTTGCGGTTGAGCTGTAACCTGGCGTCACAGATCGACTCATCGAGCGTGTACTGCAAATCGACAGGAAGCTCACCGGGGACGGGTACGGGCACATTCAATGACTGGATTTGACTCTGGCCCTTGAACGGAGAAGCCCCGTCCCTGATCAGTGTGCTGGTTTGTCGTTCAACGACGGTGGTGACAAAAACGTTTCGGTGAGCGATCTGCGGGTCAAATGAGGGTATGGCCTCGATGACCTTTGTTAGGAGAGCGTGTTCGATCGATTCTAGATCTTGCTCTGAAAAGCCGGCCCTCTTCACGATCTGCATTGCTTTGCGGCGAATGATGCCGCGGGTGAACTTGTCGTTGATAACATCAAATGACTGGGACATGCGTGCCATTCCTTGGCCGGCACACCAGCACAGCGTCCTAGCGACAGACCGTCCCGAAGGGCTTGGAAGCGGTGCTGATCTGCTACGGCAAGGGAAACTTGTCGAAGCGTCGTTGGCCTGTCGCTCATGACTGACGACATGTCGCTGCTAAGCCGAAGAATCTCGAAAGTTGCTTGGCAGGCAATGAATTGGACAGCGAAATCCCGAGGCTTTCGAGAATAGGAAAATCCAAGAAATCGGCGAACGACTCAGCGACATGTCGCAGCGACAAGCCAGATCAAGGTTCTGGATCGAGAGCAAAACGAGTCTGCCAACCGCAACGATCGGGCATCCAACGAATCGGATCGTCGGAAATGCCGAAGAATTCACAAAGCGTTTCGCTAAGCCGTTCCTTACGTTTCTGGTTTTGACGGCTGGCACCAGGTGATGTCCAAGTCAACGTGCCATAGCTTTTCGCAAACGCTCGCAACAATTCCCATTGAACATTCGAGCGTTTGTTGCCAGTCCGGGAAAACCCCATCTCGGTAAAGTGGTAGCGACCAACCACACCGTTGGCCGTAATGGAAACAGTATCAATATCCAGAAACCGAATTTTGATTGCTGACCAGGAACAATTTGGTGGAGTTGGGAATCCTGGCGCGGTGATTTTGGCTGATTGCTTCGGCAGAAACTGCTGCAGAAAAGATGTGATACCTTCCAGGGCCGGTTGGGTAAACGCAATCGCGTTCAACTCCGTTGGCTGAGTTACTTCGGCAAGAGACAGCAACAAACCGCGTCGTTCATTCAGCAGACGACCACAAAAGGAGTCGACCGGTTTGGTTCGCAAACGCAATACTACAAACGGCTGATTCGTTTGGTCGGCAATAGTAGTCAGAGCGTCTAACAATGGCCCTGACGCTAAGAACAAGGGAAACGCGAATCCCATTTGTGGATGCGCAGTCCCCCAATGCCAAACTGGCTTTATGCTGGCAGAGGTTGCCGATCGATGAAGACCATTTTGAGCGCAGAGCGATTCGGCCACTCGCACCCAATCGATACCAAAGACCGTAACTTCAGCACGTTCAATGGATCGGCTAGTGTGGGATTCCTCATCGTAGATCAAATATCGACAAGGCTCATCTTCCGCAACTCGGAGCCATCGGCTCCTATCTCCCTGCCATGGAACCGCGCTGGCAATCTCCTGAGTTGGAACGAGCCACCGTCTGGCTTGTTCGAAATCAGTATCTAAGAGGATTCGCCAGTGCGCGAGCGACGTTCGCTGATCAGGCACCGAGGCTGCTGTGAGCCAAAGACGCTCCACCCAACTTGAATGGCACAATGATTTTGCCATTGGTAAATCCTCGATCGTTCAGAAACCGCTCGATAATATCCGCATCACCATCGCGAGTGTAGACTGCGATATTCGGCGGCTTGATCGCTACCGATCGAGTTCTTCTTCCATCGATGAACCGCAATTCAATCCTGGCTTCTGCGATTCGAACATCGATATCCAGGCTTTCGTAGTACGCGATCCGTTCATCGAGGATTTCGATCAAGTTATCTCGCTTCGTTGTTACTAGTTCCGGCTTCGCGCCCGCGATGAAGAGTGTCACTGATGTCAGAGTTGCTGAAAGCAGTTCAGGTACGTTGACCACGGACAACGCAGCCTCGCTGTACAGTCGCAGCGGTTCGGTTGTCCAGATGTCACCTGGCGGGAACAAATTTTCGTCACCGAAGAAGAACCTGCCAAACGAGGAACGATACATCTCCTTCTGAATTGCAGTTGCTGCATTGATTTTCAACTCGCCGGTCAGTCGATTGAACTGCAGCAAGTCTTCATGCAATGGCTGAAAACTCAAGATGTCGCGGACACCGTCGACCAAAACATCTTGTAATTGCCAAGGCCGACCATGGCTAACCGTGAGATCGAGGGAATCGTCGCTCAGTTGCACCGCCGCAACAGTACCTCGGCCGCATTTTTTCGATTCAAAGTACGATCCAACGGCACTCTCAAACGCAACGCGATAGAGTTCCAGCGGCTCTTGCAAGCTTGGCACAAAGTCACTGTTAGCTTGGAAGTACGAGTATGTACGCCGAGTCGTTAGCGACTGCAGGCGATGAATCGTCTCAACATGGTCACGATGCCGTAGGATTGCTTCAACCGCTACATCGGCAGGCATGATTTTTTCGTCACTGTGAAAGGCTTCAGCTAACTCGTCGATCTGGTGGAGCAGGGTCTCCATCATCGATTCGCGAGCCAACTCATTAACCATGTGTACCGCGCGCATCAATTCCGCGGGTGTTTGACCATCAGGAGCTCTGAGGATCTGACCCAGGAGCTCGAACTGGGAATCGGTTAGTTTCCCTCCTTTGGGAAGTGTTAGGCCTCGTGAAGCAATATATTCGTTGTGGGGCGAGAGAAACTTCAATAACCGATCGTGTTGGACGGATTTCAGCACTCGCAAGTTAGTAAATCGTTGGTACTTGGCTGTGGTCATTTGGGGCTCGAAAAAACTAGTAGATCATACGTACTTCCATGGGAAAAATAGGATTCCAGTGACTCCGACTAACTGGCAAGATGCCGATTGAGGAAGGGTCGACGGCGGTTCTACCACCGAGCGCTCCAGTCGTTTGCGTCCATTCGATTCATCCTTGGTCATGCTCCTGATGCCTTCCTAGCGATCGACCCTTTCCTCAATCTGCAATTGCTAGCATTGCATTACGATGTGACACGACTGGTCAGCATCTTCCAAAAACTTTCCATTTCCTCGGGAGTTGCATCCTCGCAATTTACCCTCACGAGATTCTGTCCATCTTTGGGTTCCACCTTTTCACGCAATCCAGAACTCGACTCGGATGAGTAGACCCAATTCTCTGAATCGCAGAGAGAGAACGTTTCAGGTAGCCTAAACGTGGGGCATTTCTCCGTGAGCAAGTCATCGACATCGCAACCCAGGAAATCGGCGATGTCATAGACCACATCTCGGCCAACCTCGCTATATTCGCCGCGTTCGATTCTTCTCCAATCTTCCTGCAAATTAGACTCACGAACACAATCGTCTAGCCTGTACCTTGCGATCTCGCGGAACTTTCGAACCTTAGCGCGATCGAGTTTAGGTGCATTGTCAGTTGTTGAGGCTTTAGCCATTTCGGAACTCTCCAAGTGAATGGTGACGGGAACAAAAACGCCAATCTTCAGCACAGCTTTGACTCCTCTGGTCACAACGCTTTTCGAAATCCAAAGATCTCCGTTTTCCGGAATTTTCATGCGTGTCGTTGCCAGTTCCTGCTTGAGCTGAGTAGTTCAAGGGGTAGAGGCGTTTGTTAAACGGAGTCTACGTAGCGGAAACCGGAACACTGATGAGCATGCTAACCAATCTATCGACCTTGAGCACCGAGACTAGACGCATGGAACTCGCGAAGGTGCTTGCTGCTGGTTTGATCCGGACTCTGTTGCAAAAGGCATCCACGGCAACGGAAGAGGACAAAGAAACCAGAAAAACTCCCAGCAATGGACTTGAAGATTCTTGAGAACTACCGCTCATTGTGTCCACGCGGGTTAACTCGCGTCTGAGTTCTCAACCATTTACCAAGTCGAGGCAAGAATGAACATCGATCGGGAAGTCGCACTCATGAAGCTCATGAGCGTGGGTGAGCTTCGCAAGAAATATTGCGAGGTATTCAAAGAGCCAACCAACGCACGGAACAAAGTCTGGCTCATCAAGCGTATCGCTTGGCGTATGCAGGCGAACATCGAGGGAGATCTCTCGGAGCGAGCGCGGCGGCGGGCCATGGAGATTGCAAACGACGCGGACATACGCATGATGCCACCACGCGAACGAAAGCCGCGAGAGTTCGTCCAGCAGCCGAATACGGTTGTGGTGAATGTTGATTCAAAGCCGACGCGTAGTCTATCGGTAGGTCAGTCCCTCCAGCGGGTCTACAAGGGCCAAAACATTGTTGTGGTCGTCCGAGGCGATGGCTTTGAATGGCAAGGGCAGAAGTATAAGTCTCTGACCGCCGTTACCAAAGCCGTGACAGGTAAGCACTGGAACGGATTCAACTTCTTTCGCGTGGACGGAGACAATGCCTGATGTCAAACAAACACAATGGCAAGCCCGAGGCGAGGAAGCCATTTCGATGTGCGATTTACACTCGTAAATCGACGGAAGAGGGACTGGAGCAAGAGTTCAATTCATTGGATGCGCAGCGCGAAGCCGGCGAGCTCTACGTCAAGAGCCAGAAGCATGAAGGCTGGGAATGCATTGAGACCAAGTACGATGACGGAGGATTCACCGGTGCGAATATGGATCGCCCCGGTCTTCGAAAGTTACTGGCTGACATCGCAGCCGGCAAAATTGACTGCGTAGTAGTCTATAAGGTCGACCGTCTCAGTCGAAGCTTGCTAGATTTCGCGAAAATCATCGAGGTCTTCGATCGCCATCAGGTCACTTTTGTCAGCGTGACCCAGTCCTTTAACACGGCATCGTCCATGGGCCGGCTCACCCTCAACGTGCTTCTATCCTTCGCCCAATTCGAGCGAGATATGATCAGCGAACGGACTCGAGACAAAATGCGAGCAGCTCGTCGCAAGGGGCGTTGGATCGGAGGCAAACCAATCCTCGGCTACAACGTCGTCAACACGAAGCTGGTCGTTGATCCTGTCGAGTCGCTACGAGTTCAAGAGATTTTCAGATTGTACTTGGAAATGAAATCAACCCTGCAGGTTGCTCGGGTGTTGAACCAGCGTGGTTGGCGAATCAAAGAGTGGACCACCAAGAAGGGTAGAACGATAGGTGGCGGCGAGTTCAACAAGAACAAAGTCACTGCCGTCCTGACCAACGCAACGTACATCGGCATGATCGAGTACGAAGGCCAACTCCATCCTGGCCTTCAAGAAGCGATCATCAAGCGAGACGAATTCGACCGGGTTCAGGAGACCCTAAAGCAGAATAGCCGCATGAAGAAAGACCTCATGCGATGCAAACACAATGCTTTGCTTCAGGGACTGCTTCGCTGCGCTGCCTGCAATTGTGGGATGAGCCATTCGTACACAAAGAAAGGCTCGACTCTTTATCGCTACTACGTGTGTCACAAGGCTCAAAAGCAAGGCTGGGCAAGTTGCCCATCTCCATCGTTGCCTGCCGCTGAGATCGAGGGTTTCGTAGTCGACCAGATCCGCAGCGTTGGTCAAGACCCGGGTGTTGTTCGCGATACGTTGGCCCAGAGTCGCGTTCAAACCCAGACGACTGTAGAACGACTCAAGAAAGAAAAAAACTCGCTGGAGCGGGCAATCCTCGGTCACTACGAACGAATGAACCAAGCGATCGCCGACGAAGCGGATGAAACGGCGTTTGCAGACATCCAGGATCAGATTCGCGAGAAGGAACAACGAGTATCCGAGGTCGTTGATGAGATGACCTCGGTATCCAGCCTGATGATCGATGAGTCGGATGTCCGCGATGCGCTGGGGCGATTCGATGAAGTTTGGACAGCATTGTCGCCCGCTGAGAAAGCCAGAGCCCTCCATCAGATCGTCGATTCGGTTCAGTACGACGGCCACAATAAAGAGCTGTCTATCTCCTACCACCCGATCGGAATCAGAACATTCAGCCAAGAACAACGAAATAAAGAGGGAGCCGCCACATGCTGACCGCCAAGCACAAATTGGAGTTCAAGTCCGGCAAGCGAACAGCCAAGACCATCGTCGAAGCTGAAACGCAAGTCGAGTTGCCAACACCAGGCCGCTTACCTCGCATCACCAAGATGATGGCCCTTGCAATCCGGCTAGATCAACTCATCAAATCCGGTCAAGTCACAGACCAAGCCGCGCTAGCAAGGGTGGGGCATGTATCGCGTGCAAGGCTCACTCAACTTTTGGACCTAACGCTGTTAGCACCCACAATCCAGGAAACGATCCTCTCTCTTCCAGAGTTAGTTGACGGGCGAGCTGCCGTTACTGAGATGCAATTGCGACAAATCTCGCGTCTCCAGTGCTGGATGAAGCAAAAAGCTGCTTGGGATCGTCTGTATGCGTCCTGCTATTGATAGACGAATAACAGCCTTGCGGGATGCATCACCCTGATGTAAAGTGATGCACCGCTTTCCAAGGTGCGGGAGAAACAAATGCCAGAGCAAGAGCACAAAAGATCTGTACGGACGACGGTTAGCGTTCCCGTCGACGACTACACCAAACTAGAGAGGCTGGCCACACTGAAAAAAGTTTCAGTGGCTTGGGTTATTAGGGATGCGATCGAAACATATCTGAAGTCAGATTGCCAAGTCGTCAATGAGTCGACAAGCAAATCGAAGGCCTCTACAAACCGATGAAAAGTTTTGAAACAGCAAATTAGCGCATGATGCCACCCCCAAAAAACAGCGTAGCACCCCAAGAACAAAAGCCATTTCGCCCTATCCAGTACCTTGGGAGTAAGCTCCGCCTACTGTCGCAAATACACGATTTAGTGAGTCGCTTTGCTGTGGAAGGCGATGATGTTTGCGATCTGTTTTGCGGTTCTGGAGTTGTCTCGCAGTATCTCTCCAGTCACTACCGTATTACAGCTTGTGACATTCAGAATTACTCTGCCACAATAACGAAGGCGATTTTGCATCGAAGCGAGATGCGATCCGACGATGTCGATAAATTTGCTAATCGAATAGCTTCTGGTGAAGCACTTAAACGACTACAAGCTGAATACGCTCCACTCATCAATCACGAAATTTCATGCATTCAGCAAGCTCAAGAAGGAAAACCCGAGTCCCTGCTCATTTTTTCGGAGTATGCTTCCGAGTACATGTACCATAATTCGCCAGCGACACTGGACATTCCAGCGGCTATTCAGCAATCGCTAGCCTCAGTAGCGGAGAACCGAAGACTAAACCAACGCGCGCGGCCTCCCCTCGTATCTTTTTATTACGGAGGCGCATATTTCTCGTTTGCACAAACAGTTGTTCTAGATGCGATTCTTGAGACTATTAACGCGATCAAATCGCCGACAAATCAAAAAACGATCTTGCTGGCGGCATTGCTTAGTACTGCAAGCTCGATAGTGAATACTGTTGGCAAGCAGTTTGCCCAACCAATGAAGCTCCGGACTCGCGCTGGAACACCTAAAGCGCTTTTGGTGGAGCGAACGATTCGCGACCGATCATACGACGTGCTGGACATGTACACTCGCATTCTTCATGAATACCTTGCTGCAGGACCGCTTGCTAATCGCGAACATTCAGTTGAATGCTGTGACTTCAGGGAAATACTTGCCAGGCGAAAAAAACCATTTGCGTGTATTTACGCGGACCCGCCATACACCATCGATCATTACAGTCGATTCTACCATGTTCTTGAAACGATTTGTTTGCAAGATTACCCAGAGCTTGACAGCATGAGACGGAACGGACAAACGAGAATAATGCGTGGCTTGTACCGCTCAGGTAGACATCAATCGCCTTTTTGCATTCCATCAGAGGTCGAAGGCGCGTTTCGCAGTTTACTCGAGAATGCTGCAAGGCTCACGTCCCCTCTCGTATTGTCATACTCGCCATTCAATCCAGGAAACAACGATCGGCCGAGACTATTGACTCTCGAGGGTATTACTGAGTTGGGGAGGCAATTTTACCCTAGGGTAACGGTAGTAGATGCGGCTCCTCACTCTCATCGCAAGCTCCACTCGACAAACAAGAACCAGGATGCAATCAGCAACGCAGAGACATTTGTTGTGTGTTCCATGGACTAAGGAAATGTATGGAAAAGTATCTCGGAAACAAGCGTGTCCTCGTTGAATCGTTAGGGGCGTTCGTTGATGCTAATTGCCCCGAAGCAAAGTCAATTCTCGACATATTCGCCGGAACGACGAATGTAGGAAGGTACTTTCGAAAACGGGGCTTCTCCGTTACGTCGAACGATATAAATCGATTTAGCTTTATACTAGGCTCCACTTATCTTGCTCTTCGGAAATACCCGGTATTTGAGGGACTTTCTGACGTGCCTTCGCCAACGCCAGAGCATTCGAGTCGTCTTGAAAAAGCGTTTTCGAGTGCGGCCGCCAGAGATAAAAGCCAGTTTTTCCCACTCGATCGACTGGAAAGCGTCTGGTCATCCTTCTTGGACTCTAGGGCAGTCGATGTTATCGCTTACTTGAACAGTTTCACTTCGAGTTCGAAAAGCAGTACTTCCTACATCACGGATTATTTCACTCAATTCGGGAGGCACTCCACTTTCAAGAGCGTTCGCGGTTCTGTTGGCAAGCGAAACTACTTTTCAGAAGAAAATGCGAGAAAGCTAGACGCCATCTTGGGTTGTGTACGAGACTGGTGGCAGGAAGGAAGGTTAACAACTGATGAAGTGAATTTCGTGATGACATCAATCATTGAAGAAGTTACGCTCATTGCAAACGTAAACGGTACGTTTCATGACTTCAATCGAAATCGCTTATGGCCCAATTCGTTGCAAGAGCTGTTTTTGAAGGTACCACTTTCGTTTGTAAAAAATGTGCGGTGCAGAGTACATTGTGCAGACGCTGTCGATCTCGCTCGCACGCTTCCACCTCACGACATTCTCTACATCGATCCCCCATATAACTTCCGGCAATATTCAGCATATTATCATTTCTTGAACTTTATTGCGGCCTATCCCTTCCTTCAGTCTGTCGACGAATATCTGGCGGAACTCGATTTCGTGAGGGGGCAGAATGCGCATGACGATTTCACAAGTGATTTTTGTTTTCGAGATCGATTTATTGACGCCCTCCGATCGCTAATTCGAAACTCCGCATGTCACTATGTCGTAATGAGCTACTATGGTGGTCGCAATCATTGGAACCACTGGTCCAAAGGCGACACCCACAAAGACATTGGTTTTGAGATTTTGAGCGAGGTATTCAACGAATCTGAGTTTTTCTGTCGAAGCAAGAGCTTGTCAGCAACACAGGTCCGTCAGAATTACCAAAGCCGTAATGGAGAGCAAAAGCGAATGATCGATGAGTACTTCTTTTTCGGAGAACGCAATGGAAGAACATTCCATCGAGACTCGCTTCCCGCTAAGGAGCTACCGCTATCGCCGCAGAACACAAGACTTGCTCTGTGGCATTTTCGTGGCACCTAAACCGTAGAAATCGTCGATTGCTGTTTCTCTGCTAGTATCACTATTTGGTCAGCAAGATCCATCAGTTTTGTACCGTGCGAGTAAGCGCGGATGATCATGTCAGGATTCAGAGTGAACACGTAGATCTTCTCAAATGCTGGATCTGGTGTATCGTTGCTGGTGAGCATTGAAACATGACCAATACAATCCACTGTAGTTGTTCGCGGATCGGGAAAGAGTAACCCGTTGATTATCGACTTACCTTCCTTTGAAAAGCTGGCAACATAGAACAGTTGCTTTACAAGATCTCCCCATCCACAAAGCGACTCAGGTAAGGGATAGTAATACTTAGCATCTAGTATAAGCGTTTTGTCCTTTTTCTCCGCAAGTAAGTCAGGTCTTTGCTTTCCGCCGGCTAATGTGAGCGCGGAAGAGAAGGGGGGCGAGTAAAAGCTCCATTGAGGCTGGGACAGCTTGTCCTTCAGCTGTTCATTTTGGTTCTGTATTACATACGAACAAGCAGTTTCCCAGATTGCATGAAATCGATTTGTCCCAAATACCTTTAGCAACGATGCGCCTCTAAGTGGGGCATCTTCTTCGAGGAATGATAGGATTCCATTTAGCAACTGGATATCATCAGAATAAAACGTACGCGACAGTTCCGTGCGAACGTGTCGCGCCATCACCTGATGATTAGCTAGCAAGTCGGCTATCGGGATTATCTCGATCTTGTCGGCTATCGCGTTCCTGATTGACTGCTCCATAGGCGTTCTGTACTTGTCATTGAGGTGTACCAATATGGAGCCGTGGAGCCGTGTTACAATATTTGCCTGTTCCTGAATCGCAACGCTGATGGGTGATGCATATAGACACGACCCATTGGTATGGATTGGAGTTTTAGAGGCGATAGTTTTTGGCCAATGGACTTTCTCGTGGCTGTCGTGTTTGTCGAAATGCACTTGGCATGTATACAAACCCTCCATGATAAAGCGTCGGTGCAGTGAGGCATATAGCTCGTACTCCCGCTGCGGTGCTTTGCTTTGAAGCCTAAGCTCTTGAATTGTGTCGGGCGTGACGGCTCTTTGCAGGGGCTGATCTTCCCAGTATCGTCGAAGCGAATTCGCTACTGCTTGAAAGCGATTAACCGCTGTCTCGTCGCCGATACTGTATTTAGGCAGGAAGACACAATACTGAGTACTGGAAATGAAGCAACCGACGAGCCTTGCAACCAGGTCCCCATTCGGGGCAGGTACGATAGCACCAGCCTCAATTAGACGAGCGAACTCACTGTCACTTATTTTTAGTTTTTCGAGCCACGAAACCTTTTTTCGGGACTCCGTTTCGTAACAGATTATCATGCTCTATCAGTCTGCTGATAAGTCGTTTGCGATACCTAATGGATCACCTTTACCATTATCCCAACTCTCTTGCACGTGCGAGAAGCTATCGAAGTCCATCAGCTCCTTCTGCTGGAACCGTAATACATCTTCCCATAGATATAGCAAAAGCTTATTCAGAATCTTTGCTGGATCGCTCATTTCTTGAACGGTAAGAAAATATGGCCCAATAAGTTTGTCTTCGTGGATTGCCAGCGTGCTAAGTTTTCGGTTGACTAGCTCCCGAAACGAATCCCAATTGTGCTTTGTACCGGCATAGACGATCTGTGCAGCATCAGACGGATACTCACAGGGAGTACGGTGTCCACGATACTCAAATTCCCAGCGTCGCCTGAATGCCGAGTCGATAGGTCGCACTCCTTGATCAGCCGAGTTCATCGTTGCCCAAATGTAAAGATTTGCTGGCAGCCGAACCGTATCTCTGAGCAGCGGAGTCCCCAGGGAAGCGAGAAAGTTCCGAAGGTCAGGCGACGGCTCAATGCTATAGGTGCTCGTTCCGTCGCTATTTCGATCTAGAAGCTGAAACATGTCTCCAAATACAGCACCGCAGTTTGCACGATTAATTTCTTCAATGATGAGAATGACATTGTGGCCAGGATTCAGCGTCGCCTTAATTGTTGCTTCTAGCAGCGGACCGCAAAGGAAGCGGTAGTCGATGACTGGACGCCCAGCTATGAACGGTGAGCCGGTTAGATCAAATAACTCCGAACTGACTTTCTCGTACACCGGCGATGGTTTATAGGTTCCGACGAAATCAAAGTATGAGGTTTCTTGATGAAATGTGGTGCGAATTATGTGCGGTGCGGGATCTGTCTTCTTCGCCTCACCATCCAGATATCTGCTCTTGCCTGAACCGGGACAGCCGCAAATTATCCATTGTCGTGGATACGGGAGCGGTGGACTTGAGACGCCGTCTGGCAACAAAAACCTTTCCATTCTGTTACGCGCTTTCTTTGCGATTCGATTGACAATCTGAAGACGTGAATTTAGGCGAGGAAAGTCCTGCCCCATTTCATCGCGTAGTGCGAGATAGCTTTTGACACAGGGTTGAACTCGATACCGAATATCCGCTTGAATAGTGTTTTTGGCTCGAGGCCTCACATAAACGTAAAGCATTTTGCCGATTGGATCAGTGGGCTCGTTTGCCGGGAATGACTCAACTAGGTTGTCCCATGCGCTTCGAGCCTCATTTTCTTCAACAGAATCCAATCGAAAAAAACGGCCAACTTCAAATCCTGTCGAGTGAATCAGCTGCAGAAACAAAAGAAAATCGAGGTCATCCGCAATGGCGTTTCGGCGTCCCTCGGGGATGTTGTCGATCAGAAGCTGCAGGTTATGTAGTAGTCCTCGAAAAAATGATAATGACTTTGACTCGCCCTCAGGAGTCTCGCAAAGCTTTTCTACGAGTTCTCGAAAAATGATCTTCTCGAACTCAACGATATCGCTTGAACGATTTGTATACCGTAAGTCTTCCGGGGCGAGGGATTTGGCGTCAAGAAACGCAGCTAGCTTAAGCCCGGTTTGGGTCAAGGCTAAGGGGGCTTCTTGAATGACACCAAGATTCAATAATGTATTACTGTATCGCTCAATAGAGCGGTCGTTTGAAACTGGCAAGCTGCCGGAGCTTCTGATCGCCAGAATTTGTGCAGCAAGTTGCTTCACGTTCTTTAACTCTGACGAGTAGAACGAGCAATGAAGTGTTTGCAGATTCCCATGATTATTGGTATCCGGTGACAGATCCAAGAAGCGTAGAAACAAGAGGCCTTGTTGATTCGTTGGCCATGTCATTGAATTTTTGCGTCCCTTGAACCCGGTACTCCTAGCTCCCGCCATAAAACACTTATGGTAACTGGAATCAGAGGTTACGGTAGCTATGTAGGCATATTTCCTAGGCGCAGGATAGTCGATCGGCCCATTTGGCGTTACTGATCGATCGCGGCAGAACGTCTTTGATTTGAAATGAGCGATGAGTTGCGGGTTGTCGACGTGCCTTCCTGATGATCCACCCTAACTGCGATCAACAGAGCTCTCCCTACATGAGCATTTCTCATGATGCTTGCTCACCTCTGCCTTTCTGCACCTCCAGTCTCGACGGATCGTAGTCAGGTTTAGCTTCTTGGCCTGGGGCAATGAGAGAATGGCTCAAATATTGCGGCGGTTTGGCTAATTCACCCAAACTATACGCCGTCAGTTATGCCAATCGAAGTCAACGGAAAAAGAGGCTCTTGCAAACGCATATGAACCTCTGTAGGGCCAGCTTAGCTCGATAGAAGCGACCTCTCAGGCTAAGTTAACTGGCGTGTCGCCGTTAAGCAGAGAATCTGAGAGTTGCAGACAAAATTGCGCGGTCCGGTCTCGAAAATGCGATTTTGGGTCGAAATGAGAGCACTCTCTGTTTGGCGGCCGGCAGGGCGAGAATCGCCGAAACCCTTGGCAAACAACGAAAAAAGCCGAGGGGTTTATTCCTCGGCTTCTCTGTTAAATCGTACCCTCGGAAATTCCGAGGATTTGAAAGGCTCCCC